AATACTAGAGCCGGCCTCAGCGTAAATCTATTTATAGGGGACACAGGTTAACGTGCGCAGGGGACCAAGCTTTATTGCTAAAATGCGCAGGGGACATAGCTCTGGGTGTAAAATGACCAAAATACCCTTAATGAGTTGACCAGTCAAAGAAGGCAAAACGACGTCGTTTTAATTCAATTAAATTTCACTATATTTTTATTATTTTTTATTATTTCAAAATCTGAACTGAGTGCCCCTGCGGGGCCATAGGATTTTTGAAATTAACTATGGATGTTTATGTGTTAATAATAATATTAATAATATTTAGTTTTGATTATTAATAATAAATTAATTATTAATTAAAGGTTTAATAAATAATTAAATCGTAATTGTTAATCTAAATAAAGAGTTATTAAGACAAATCAATTAATTTTATTCTATCTTGGCTAATCCTTTCATAATCAGGAAGGAAATTAGCCATTACAAGTACATGTACATTACATGTAGGATCTATAAATCCCACAGGTTCATACTTATAACTATACACAGTCCTATTCTTAACCATCTCTAAAAATGCATAATTAACAAAATCCTTATTACACCTAGGGTAATCTATAACTAAATTACAACGTGGCTTCTTACAATACATGTACATCATATCATTAACCTTGCCACCAGGTAAATACATCCAGTTTTTATTTAAACCCAGATACTTGGCAAACTGGGATTTTCCTTCTCCACCAGTGGGTCCATAAACCCAGAAGATAGTGCGGTCATCAGGATTCAAATTCAAATCATCCGACAGACGCTCCTGCCATCCCTTTAATTCAAATGGAAAGGGATTATCTATGGCCCACTGTGTCGACTCCTTCACCATCTTCATCGCCATGGCTCTGCGATACTTCTGGGGTTCTTCAATTTCATTGTCGGAATTTTCCAACAATTCTATTAATTTACGTTTGTTAGACCCAGAANGGATGAAATCCCCAAATGTCCAGGNTCCAGAAACCTTAGATTCATCCCACCAGCAATAATCCTTNGCGATTTCAGCAGAAAGCGCCTTCATTACTTCCAGATGGNGACNATACCCATCAAAAACCTTCTTCGCCTGCAGAAGGGACCTTCGTCCCTTAAACTGGAAGAAACCTTGCAGGTGATCGTGGCTCACCTTCTCGTGCTGCCAGATAGCATACTGCACACCCTTATTATCAAAATNGAGGAGAGGGATTTCACCACTGAAGTTCAGTGTGAAACACCAGCAGACAGATTTAATTGAAGGCATACTGTTTAAGAGGGGGAGAATTTTTCCCCTGCGGGGGCAAATTGGGTATTTTTTCAGAGGGGACGGGGGCTGAGGCCGGGT